TGAATGAATTTATGATAACAGAAGATGAATTAAATGCATTAGCAAGATACCTAGAGCAAAAACCTTTAGGTGAATCAATTGAACTATACATGATACTTAAAAACATTGAAGAAACTAGACAAACGTCAGGCGCTAAAGATCACAAAGCCTACGAATAGTAAACATTCGAAATACTAATAATATAAATACTACCAATAATAAGTAGGAGAATAATATGGCTATTATTGAATTATCAGCAAACTGTAATCACACTCTTTTTAATGTTAAGGAAGATGCATTTGTTAGTGTTACTAGTGCTGCAACAACTGATTGGTATTCAATGCCAGATGGTATTCAAATTGTTGAAGTCGAACTCGCACCAGAACTAGGTGCACAGGCAAAAATACAAGCAACTATAGATACTGCTGCTGTTGTAGCCGATACTGTAGACGGTGTAGATTGGCCTTCAGGATCAGTATCAGAACGTACACAAGACTCTTTAAATGGTGGTTCTTATATTAGAATGGTAGTGGATGCTGGAACTGCCACTATGATTTTACGAGGCATTAGAGCGTAATGAGCATGTGGAAAGGCTTTTGGTTCGGGGGGAGTGTAGCAGTCCCTGGGATAAAATTGGTAGGTGGTTATGTCCTGAATACAGGAACAACCATGGACTTAAATTACGAGCTTAGATATTATGTTATAGATGATAGTGGTGATAGACATCCACCTACAGGTTATACAGTACAGCCATTTACATATTCATACGGACAAAATGCTGTTAATATAACTTCAGGTGCTCAGTCTAGAGATGTCACTATTAGTGTCGCAGAGACATTTAATGTTACATCAACTTCAGGTTTTTCTTTTATTGTTAATCCTGAGTTGTCTGCAACATTATCAGGCGGTGCATGGTCAGCTGACGTTCCTGATCAACTAATAAATACAGACTATACTTTAGTTAACCTAGAAGACAATATTAATTTCCAAGGTGACAATACTGTAATATACACATTAACTGACCCTAATGCAGATACATTTTCAGCTGATAACACAATCGTATTACGTTATACTCCCGACATTTATATTGTTGGAGTAGACGATAATACGAATGTAACAGATCCTGTTGAAACGTCCGAATACCAAGTAGACCTTACTTATGTTTTAGGTGGTGTATTTACGACAAGCGCTGGATTGGATTGGACTGGTGGAACATCTGCAACAGAACCTGCAGTAGCGTTGTCACCTGGCGATAACGAATTAATAGTTGGCCCATATCCAGATGACTTTGGTAACACAGAAAGCTCTTATCCGCTTACAGTAACTAAAGTACCAGATTTAGTTTATACCGGACTCACAACAATCGATCAAGAAACATATGGAATATCGTATACTGCAACATCAGGGTTGGAAATCGATACTGGCGCACCTTATGCAACCGCAATAGATGCACAATTTACCTTTACAAGTGGTGACTATAGAACATATGATTTCGACCTTAGTTATGGCTATCCATCACAACCAAGTGCAAGCGCAACTACTTCAGTTTCCATTGATTATGTGCCTGTAGAAATTACTAACATAGTACTAGAAGCAACAACCAACTACACATTTGGTGCACCTAGAGTGAGTCCTGACTCAGTACGATCTATTCGTGTTAGTGGTGATGATTCATTTGTAGAAAATGTTGAAGATGTAAATAGTGCAGAATCATTTGTTCAAACAACAGAAGCACTCCAATATAAAGTTGTATCTAATGTTTATGGTTTTGGTGGAATGCAATGCTTTGATATATCAGAATCTAGAATGGAAAAACCAAGAACTGGACTTGAAGCATGGGATCAAGATGAATTCACAATTGTATTTGAAGGTGTAGCTGCTGAAAGTGAAAGTGCTGAAGATACAATGCTATATCTAGGATTTAATGATAGACCATTAATGTTTGATACTAGTGAACATCCATATTTTAGATCCGCATCTACAAGTGTTGGGCCTGATGGATCTTCATATAGCGCAGGGGAATTATTTTCAATTGCTGTAATTGGTAATGTCAATACTGGTATACTAAGATTGAGAGACAATAAAGGTGGAGATGTACAAAGTGCTGGTTTCACTGGATTTGGTGGAGATGCAACTACATTAATAGGTTTCTTCGCTGGATTGGATAGAAGATTTTGTGGAATATATCACAGAATTTATGGACTACCTTACGTTGCTGATGATGATCAATGGACACGGATACAAGCACAAACACTTAATGACTTTTGGTTAGAACCACCAGTAGTAACAACAGAAAACAGTTTAACAGATGATGGATACCCAGTTTATTTAGATGATGGTATCGAGGAAGTCTTAGAAATTACAACCGATTAAGGAACATAAATTATGTCAATAACACTAATAGATTTTATAACACGAGTTGTAACAGGTGGTAAATTAAATTCACCTGCCGACTCAACAGCAGTTTCAACATTCGATCTTATTAATAGACGATATGCTGAAGGTCAAAGAACAGGCGTTCATGTTGATAGACAAACTACAGCTCCGGGTTTGCCCACGGTACAAGGTGGCTCAAGACCACTATCAATAGATCCTTTTGCATGGCGTGGTGCTGATTCAATTCATACACTTACAACTATCGCAACAGATACAATAGCACCTAAAATTGGTACAGGTGATATAACAATAAGAGGTGCAGCAGTAATAGCGAATTCATCAGTAGAAATATTCACTGATGACGCAATGGGCTTTGGCGGCTCAACAAACAACTACATCTTCAACAAGGGCGAAGTAAGAACCGATGGAGGCCAAACACCAATTAATCCACAGGTCGGTGACGCATTGCATATTGATGCCGTTGGTAAAGATGGCGTTGTTGTTGGTTCAGAAGCATCCTGCCCTTTAGATAACAAATGGTCAAGACTAATTTCTATAGTTCCAGAAGATCTAGCAACAGGTGGATTCTTTTACAGTAAAGGCTACACAGATTATACAAATTGTCAATTTGGAATTTATTCTGATGGTACTTCAGTATATCGTGTTATTGGTGGATCTAGAAAAGCTATAGATACAGTAGCAAACATCCTTTCATTAACTGGTGAAATAACTTTCAAGGTTGATTATAGTGGTGATGGTACTCCATGGGATTCTGTATATGTTAACGGTGTTAATGTTTGGAAAGAAACAGAAGATCTAATCGGTGCTGTTACATCTACTTTACCTGAAATGGTTGGTGGTATCTACGCTACTGATAGTGCTGCAGCTGCATCGATCCTAAACCATGATGGCCGTTATAGACGTTTATGTAGATATGGTAGAGAACATATGCTCAACCGTCTTATATTAGCACAATATGCTAAAGCAATGTATTCAAACTATACCTCTTCAATATTTGTTTGGGGATTGGGTGATTCGATTATGAATGGTTTTGGTGGAGCTTCATCTGATAGATCTAAATGTTTTTTCTTCCTAATGGAACAATATTTTATTGATCAAGGTTATGACGTACTATTTGCAAATAACGGTGTTAGTGGATCTGCGTATAATCAGGGCATGCCTTCAGATGTAGCTTTGCCAAATTATTTCTCATATGATTCTGTGAATGAAGATGACGAAAGATTCAACACATCAGATGCTAACATTACAAACGTAATGGAAAATTTTAGACCCGATATTGTTATTGGTAATAGTGGTACAAACGAATACGGAAATCAATTTGAAAATGAAGCGCCTTATGATTGGTCTATTCAAGGTCACGCACTTCAGCTTATCTCAGCAAAATGTACAACTTACGGTGTTCCATTCATACCAAATTCAACAGGAGTTCACAGATTACCTAATACTGATTTCGAGAGAGACATTGGAGCATATATTTCTGAACATCTCACACAAAGATGTGGTAATATGGTAGACTGGCAGAAACAATTGATCGATCCTAGTACAGGACTTGCACCAGTTGATTTTACCTATGACGATGTGCACTTGAGTTTACTTGGTAACGAAGTAGTAGAGACTCTATACAGACCTCATATAACTGGTTTTGTTCATAGTACACAAGTGATCTACCCAGAGACAATATAACCTAAAGGAACCCTATGTCATTTAAACAATTTTACACCGAGTCTATGCAACAATGGGCCGGAGACAAATTATACGATGGGTACACTTCAGTTGATAGTGGTCACGAACATCTATATGAAGTCAACGCAAGCGGAGACGGCATTGCGTTAGCCATCAGATCAGGTGATCATCAACATAATGTGGTTGGCTGGAAAATACAAGAATCTGATGGTCATATACATAATATAAACGAAGACCAACAAACTTAAGTGGTATCAAAATGGCAATAGAAAAAAGAAAACAAGAAATTGATGCAGTAATTGCCTTTATACTCTTAAAAAAGTTATTGACTCCTATCAACCAAACCGATGCTTTTAAGACAGGTGTGGTTGATGCTAAAGGTGTCGCTATGAGTGATGATAAAGAATTATCTGTACTTGATAAAATTATTTTTAAGCTAAAGCGTTTAATGGGTGGTAAGATACATGCTCTTAATAAATTTATTTATGTTAAAACTCTTGGTGGTGATTATACTCGTTATTTAATTCCTCAAGCAGGTGTAGGAAAAAGAGCCGAAGTAAAAAGATTGATGCGTGATATTGATAAGCTCAATGAAAAATATGAATTGGATGGTTTGGACGAAATGTTCGAAATGATAATACATGAAGAACTTCAAAAAATGACCGATTATAATGGTTATATAAAAGAAGATTATTTTAAATGATACTTTAGTTGGTAAAAATGATAATAGAATTAGATACAAAAACATATGATAATTACATAAAAGAAAACAAACAAGTTTTGCTTGATTTTAGTGCTACATGGTGTGGTCCATGTAGAATGTCATATAAAGAATTAGAAAAATTAGATGAAAAACAAGAATCTGTTAAGATTGCGAAGATCGATATTGATAATGCGTCAGAATTAGCTGAAGCGTTTTCAGTAAGTGTGGTTCCTACAATGATTTTAATACAAGATGGTATTGAAGTTAAAAGAACTGTGGGGGCTGTTAATCTTGCAGCACTTGAATCATTTATTAAGGATTAAGGGGTATGCATGTCATCAAATATAGTTAAATCTTTTGCGGACAAAACCGGAAAATCAGTTGGTGAAGTTGAGTCTTTATGGGACAAAGCTAAATCATCTGCTCAAAAACAATTAGGTATAGATTCTGGTGATCGATTTCATCAATTGACTACGGGCATTTTAAAGAAAATGTTAAAATTAGAAGACGGAGAAGGTGGAGTAGCACCTGTCGGTCCTTCTAATACTATGTCAACAGCAAATATTGCTCCTGGTGACAGTGGTGTTTATGCAGCTAAGATTGGTAAAATAAAAAAAAGAAGAAAGACAAAAAATGAATCTGTAGGATTTAAAGATTTTTATACTGAATCAAACCAACAATAGATTAATATGCAAAGACAAATTCCAAAAGATGATATACGTCTAAAAAGATTACCTAGTTATATCAAATATACAAGAGAACAGGGTGAACCAGCAACTATAGTTCTTCCAGGTTATTTTTATACTTATAATTATCGATTCAATTTAAATCCTAATTTTCACAAATTGGATTTTGACGAAGTAAGATTTTACGATTGGTTTCCACTGACATTTATTTATGATGGATATAAAAATAAAGAAGGGAAGTTAGTTTATAGAGGATTAAACTTTCATCATTTACCTGTAAGAGCTAGAAGATTATGGTTAACGAGATTACGGAAATATATTGGTGAAGACGAACTTGATAATAATGAAAGAATAATTAAAATGATTGATTATAAACCATTATTTTATTTGTTCAGAAAAGCAACATTCGGTATACGTAATTATAGAAGAGAACGAATGTTTAATATTCGTAAAGTTCCCACACATTTAATAGATGATTATATGAGTTTTGCCTCAAAAACATATTTCGCAGCAACATTATCACAAGTTGGATTGAATTATAAAGATTTTATTCCGAAAAATGGCCCTTCTAGGTCTAATCTATAAATATAAATAAACATGCATAACAAATTGAGGACATTTTATGGCAGAAGGATATTTTAATCCCTTCTCGAAATTCTTTTTACGTGGAAAACCAGGTATTGAAAAGGAACGAGAAAAACAAATAAATAAAAATACCCAAGGTATTAATGATCAAGATGCATATTACAAATATCTCTATGGTCAGCAAAACAATGATAGTATATCTGATGGTTTTGCTAATGTTTATATTGCACCAATTCATTTCGATCAATATTTCCAACACAAAAGAATAAGAATTCTTAAATACCGTGAAATGGCATGGTATCCAGAAATCAATGATGCACTTGATATGGTAACAGATGAAGCAATAGTTGAAGATGAGCATGGTCAAATAATTTCTCTTAATATAAAACGAGAAGTTACAAAACTTGAACAACGTCAAATAAAAGAACAATGGGATTATGTAATTAATGATCTAATCAATGTTCAAGATAATTTATGGGACATGTTTAGAAAATGGCTTGTAGAAGCTGAGTTGTATGTAGAATTAGTTCTTAATGATAAAAAAGATTGCGTTATTGCAGTTAGAACTTTACCTTCATTTATAACTTATCCAGTTTTTGATGGAGCATCAATTGCATATTTCATTCAAAAAACCCAGATGGAATCTTATAATGCCGGATATCAGCAAAATGGTTCTCCTGATGATAAGCAAGCTAAACATCAAATAGTCTTTCCAAGAGAGCAAGTAGCATATGCTAATTACGGTGGTTATCCAGGAACCTCAAGAGCGGACGTTAGAGGCTATCTAGAGCCTGCTATTCGTATCTACAATATGTTGAGAGCACTGGAAGATTCGGTGGTCGTGTACAGGCTTACAAGGGCACCAGAGAGACGTGTATGGAATATTGAAGTTGGAAGAATGCCAACCGGTAAAGTTGAAGAATATATTAAAAAACTTATTCACAAATACAGAAGACAATTAAATTACAATCCTAATACTGGTGCGGTAGATGCATCACAAAATGTTCAAGCATTGTCAGAAGATTTTTGGTTTGCTAAACGTGATGGTAACGGTACTTCAGTTGACACTTTACCTTCTGGTTCAAATCTTGGTGAATTAGGAGATTTAGACTTTTTTAATGACAAATTACTTACAGTCTTAAAAATTCCAAAACAAAGATTTGGCGCTGGTGGTGGTGGAAGTACAAGTACTTATCAATCTGGATCAACAATTGAAAGAGATGAAATAAAATTTTGGAATTTTGTACAAAGATTACAAAAAAGATTCAAAAAAGTAATTATGGATATTTTCATCCAACAATTAAGTCTTCAAGGATTTGATCCAAAATTATGTGATAGAAAATTATATGACATAAAATTTACTGAAGCAAATTATTACAAAGAATTTAAAGAATTAGCATTATTAGAAACAAAATTAAACGTTTTCAGTTCATTATCAACATTTATTATCACTGATGAAAATCCTGACGGAGAATTTTCATGGGAATTTGTTGCAAAACAAATGATGAATATGAATGATGATGAATATGATATGAATGAAGAATTAAAAGAGAAAGAAAGAAAAGCTTTAAAAGATAAAATAAAATTTAAAGCTGAACTTGAAAATCTGAAAGTTAAACTTGAACCAAAAGAAGATGAAAGCGGACCGGATAGCACAAATAGTGCAACGGAAGCTTAAGGAGTAAAAATGGAAAATGAAGATATGGGTTTTGAACTACCAGGATTTAAAACTGTCGATTTAGATAGTTATACATCTGATATTGATCATTGGGAATATGCTGCAGATAATGATACTTTATCTGGAAGAGTTATGAACCAAGATTGGGCTACACTTAAAGATGAGTTAAATCAAGTTGTAGCTAAAAAAATTGTAAGTAAAATCGAAGATGAAAAAGATGGCATTGCTATTAATTTTGTCAATCTAGATGATACTTATTAAGTAAAAATAGTTTTAATAATTATTTATAGCAGGATGATTTCCTGCTTTTCCTGTATGTACACTTTAGTTGCCAATCATGAATCTAATCTTTATCAGTTTTTTTCAATTTAATTATAAATAATTAGAAATTAGATAAGGAGATTCAAGAATCATGAAATTAATTACTGAATATGTTGATTACAATGATTTAGAAATTATTACTGAATCTGATGGTGATGGCAAAAAAACATTAAAAATTAAAGGTCCATTTTTAGGTGCTGAAATAAAGAACCGAAATGGTCGTGTTTACCCTCGTGAGTTAATCGAAAGAGAAGTAGAGAGATATACTAAAGATAAAATAAACAAAGGAAGATCAATGGGTGAGTTAGACCACCCACCAGTTCCTCAGCTTAATTTAGATAGAGTAAGTCATCTAATAGAATCATTAACGATGGATGGTAATCAAGCGATTGGAGTAGCTAAAATATTAGATACACCAATGGGTAATATTGCTAAATCATTAATAGAATCAGGCGTAAATCTTGGCACAAGTTCTCGTGGCGTAGGAACGCTTAAAGGACACACTGTCAATTCTGATTTCAAACTAATCACGGTTGATATCGTTGGAGAACCAAGTTATCAACAAGCTTATGTTGAAGGTATTCTCGAAAATAAAGAATACATAATTCAAGGCAATAGCATAGTAGAAGTTGCTGTTAATAATTTCCAAAGAAGTTTAGATAGAAAGGGTTCTTCAATTATAAAAGAAGCCTTAGACGAATTTTTAACAGAATTACGAACAAATTTATAAAGGAGTACAATATGGATGTATTAGACGGTGCAAACCATTTTCTTACTGATAGTTACAGTGGTTTAGATAAACAAAATGAAGAAGCTAAAGCAGAAAGACTTAAAGAATATTTAGCTGAAGAAGCAAAAACAATTGAAGCAGCAAAAAATCGTGTTGAAGCAGATACGAGTTTTATGGTAGAAACAGCATCAAATATTTTAGTAAAAGATGAAGGATCAATGTTAAAAAGATCTTCTCTTGAGGCTGGTATTTTTGGTGATGCTGATAAATATCTATAATAATATTTTTTCAAGAGCTTAATTATAAATATTCATATCTAAACAGAGATTTAGGAGGATTAAAATGAGTAAAATGGATAACATTTTAAAAAAATTACAAGATGTTTTATCAGAAGAAGATGTTAAATCTTTCCAAACAGACGTTTTAACTTTAATAGAAGAAAAAGTTTCAATTAAAGTAGACACTGAAAAAGAAAAGGTTGAACAACTTGCTGAAAAATATTGTGATATGAAAATTCAGGAAGGCATTAAGAAAATCGCTGAAAAGTTAATAATTGAATATGATGGAAAATTAGATCAATTAGAAACTACTTTAGTTGAAAAACTTGACAAATTTCTTGATCTAGAAATCACATCAAAAATTTCTAATGACACATTAAAACAAATAGCGGTTAATGAAACATATGGCCCTATCATAGACGGTATTCAATCATTATTTGAGCACCAACATGTAGCATTGGATAGTGATGGTTATGCATCATTAAGAAAGTATCAAGATAAAATTGGTGAATTACACGATCAATTAGCAGAATCTATAGCCGACAAAATTGAGTTAGAAGAATCTGTTGAAGTTGCAGCAACTAAACTATTAATTGCTAAACAAACTGATCATTTAACAGAAAGTGAAAAATCAAAAGTTTTCGAATTTTTTGATGGAAAATCACTTACTGAAACTCAATCGAAGATTGAGAATTTTATCGAGTTGATAACAGATAAAGCAGAAGCTGTTACAATTAAAGAAAATTCTTCAACTAGTGTTATTAGTGAAGGTGTAGCAGGTGCTATATCTGATGATAATTATATCGCTGAAGAACAAACTATAAATGTTAAAGATAAAGATAAAGAACTAGAAGAAGGTATTAATAGTCAATATGACCTACTTAATGCTGCTAATAGATTTATCTAAAAAATTATTTAAAAATATAAATATTAACAAATGTTCTAATATTTTAGGAGGGTAATACGTATGTATAATACACCTGATAAAGCAAAGCTAGTTCAAAAGTGGGAAAATGTTCCTGGTAAATTATCGATTGCCGATATAGAGGATAGAGATGTTAAAGAAAACATGGCTACCCTTCTTGAGAACCAACAACACAAAAATTTTAGTGACGGTAACGCCTTTAATTTTATGACTGAAGCGTCACAAGCTTCAAACACAATAAGCACATCAACTCTTAACGATCCAAATGGTGGTCAATTCAGACCTATGACACTTGCTCTTGTTAGAAGAACTTTTCCAGTTCTATTCGCTAACAAAGTTGTAGGTGTTCAGGCTATGAGTACTCCTGTTGGACTTGCTTATGCATTGAGATTCTTATACAAAGATTATCCAGATAATGAAGCAGCATTTAACGATGTAGCAAAATTCTCAGGTTTTACTGGTAATGAGCCTCAAGCAGCTGGTGGAGCAATCCCTGGCGTTCCTAACCCTAACGCAGTTCCTGGCCTTGATACTTCTGGTATTACATCAGCTATCGATACTGGTACAGGTGCACCTTCGGTTTCAGGTGAAGCTTTCCAATTTGGTGGAACTGGTACAGAAAAAATGCCAGAACTGTCATTCAGAGTTGACCAGACTTCAGTTGTAGCACAAACTAGAAAAATGGCAGCAAGCTTCTCTCTAGAATCAGCACAGGACATCAAAGCGATGCACGGTGTGGACATCGAAAGAGAAATGTTAAGCGTACTTCAGTATGAAATAATGGCTGAGCTTGACAGAGAGCTTCTACAAAGAATGAAAGTAGCTGCTGTAACTATCTCTTATGGTGGAGAAGCTGTAACAAATATTGACGTTACTGCATCTAACCCACTTGATGGAAGATGGTCACAAGAAAGATATGCTGGAATTGTAACTTCTATTATCAAAAAAGCTAACGACATTGCGATCTCTACAAGACGTGGTGCTGGTAACTTTGTGATAGTATCTGGAAGAGTTGCAACTGCGCTTCAAGCTGCAGGGCCACAATTCTCTAGAAACACAGCTCTTGTTGATAATACTACTACTCTTGCAGAAGTAGGAACTATCAATGGAACTATCAAAGTTTACAGAGATTCTTATGCTATTAATGACTACGCACTTATTGGTTATAAAGGACCAGGTATTAGTGACTCAGGAATTATCTTTAGTCCATATATTACTGGTGTAACCAACAGAACTGTAGCGCAGGACGACTTTAGTCCAAGACTAGGAGTTATGTCTAGATATGGTGTTACTGATACCCTTTTAGGATCAGGAAGATACTATAGACTGATTAACTACCAGAATCTTGCGACAATCGTTCCTGGTTAATAGTTAAAAAAGTAATGTGAAAAATAAAAGGCAGTGAATTAATCACTGCCTTTTTTGCGTTTTATATAAATAATTATAAAGTGGAGTAAGTATGTCTTTTAGTTCTTTTTATTATGTTGAGGGAAAAGATGATGAGTTTGATGTTGTTGATGACGATCAAGTTTATATTGACCAGAATTTCGATCTTGAAGTAGACGATGTTCTTAAAAAAGATCTTGATGGTGAAGACGATGAAGAAGATGATAAAGAAGATTTAACAGAAGCTAAAACATCTCGTCAAAAAAGACAATCTGCAAGATCAAAACGTAGTGCTATCAATAAAGCAACTAAAGGTCAGTTTTATAAATCTTCATTAAAGTCGAGAGCTAAATTTTTATCAAGATATGAATTTAAACAAGTTACTCCAACATCCGGTATCTTTCTACCAAGAAAAAAACCATTACCTCAGCTAAAAGTATATAGACGTTTAAGAAAAGCTTCTAAAGTTCTAAAAAAATTCAGTAGAATTAGAACTAAAGGGAAACAATCTAAAAGAAGAACTAAAGGTAAATTTTAAGAGGTTATAATGGAAGTGAGCGCAACTGAAGTAACTGGTGCTGTTGATGTAAATCAACCTGTTACAACTATTATTCCAAGTAGTATTTTTGCAAGTACTTGTTATACAAAGTCATATTTTCAACATCTGACAAGTCCATGTTATGATTATGAAAAAAAGATGATGAGCAATTTTGCTACAGAAGCATGGAATCAGCAAGGTGTTAAATTAATATATTATAAAACAGATTATAATATTGATTATGATAAAATTTATGGTGAAGATAGAGATAGACATATAGAAAGATATTTTCCGCTTCAAGGTTATTTCATATTACCAGTTGAAGATGAATTAGTTTCATTATTTGGAATAGAAATTAAAGATGTTTATAAAATTTATGTGACCAAGCAACATTTTGAAGCTGCATCACAACAAAGTAATGCGAGTTGTGATCGAACAGCATATGATCCTTTTGATCCACAAGTTGGTGATTTAATAAAAGGAAAATGGAATAACACTTATTATGAAATTATAGAAACGAAAGATTCTGAAGGTGTTATGCTTGGAACTAAAATTGTTTGGACAATATTTGTTAAAATATACAGAGATAATCATCTTACAACTAATACATTTACTCCACCAATTAAATCAGTTGTCGATATACAAAAAGATATTGAAAGCGTTACAGATCTACCAATAGATATATTAGAAGTTAATGAAGATATAAACATTGAAAAAGTAGATATTTTGTTCAATACTTCTGCAGCCGGAGAAGAGCCATTGTCACCAGACCCAGATCCTCCGGTTAATGATGATCCTTTCGGTGATTGGTAACTGAAGTGTATTATAATCCATTTTAAGACCCCTGTAAGTAAAACTAAAGTAAAACTTGTTGTAGGATTACTTTAGTTTGCATCAAGGCTTAGAGACTCTTGAAAGCACAATTAAGCTATATAGAAATCTGGTGGTGTGCTTTCTGATAATATAGAATCTAATGCTTTATCTTCTTCAATAATTGCATCCTGATATAAAACATCGCCATTAACGGTAGCTTGTCCAGGCATTGTAATAGAATATTTTTTAAGGTTAGTAGCCCATATCTTTTTTGATTTAGCAACTGCTAGTTGTCTTATTAAGATATGATTATACAATTTATTACAATTTTCTCTACGCCATACACTTATTAATCCTACTCCATTTGATGATGGTGTAGGTGTAACAACCAATTCTTGTCTATTTTCTCTGTATTTACAAGAAAACAAAGCTCCGTAATAATTTTGGATATCATTGTGATACATGTAAGCTATCTGAGCACCTGCCATTCCCATGCCCTGACCGAGTGATGTAATAGAACCCCCTGATCCTCCACCTAAACCACCACCACCACCAACGCCATAAAAGTTAAAGCTATTATTTAGCATCATCCATTCTGCATTGAATAATAAAGAACCTGTAGTGGAAGCATTAAAGGTAAGGTCAAATGCATCTTCGATATCATCATCTAAAGTGTATGCCGATACACCTGCAGATACAGTAAATGCCATATAGTCTTCATATAATGCTTCGCCATATAAGTATCGATATGCATAATCAATACTATCCTTAATAGAAATATCTATTTGATCATCTGATAGTTCAAGACATATAACGGGAGCACCTAGAGATATTTTGATATATTCTCTGAACTCAGCTAATGTTGTGATTTTATTCGTACATGACATATTGTAACCTCTATATATAATAATGAGCTATTTACAAATATTTATACTTTGAATGTTATTATGAAAAAATTTAGATGCCATTATCCATGTTGTAACTATGAAACTAATGAGAAGAGTCACATAGATTATCATCATATAAAGCCTGTACACTTAGGTGGGAATAATAAACCATACAATTTAATATCATTATGTCCTACACATCATCGTTGTATCTTCATAGAAACTGAAGTACATGGAATACATTCAATTAAAACTAAAGTATCTATTGAAATTAAGCAGATTTTAGAATCAACTAATGGTAGAGCAATGATTTATAAAGACATGCAAGATGATAAAGAACGGGTGTATTACTTCCGTTCTAACACCATAATAGACTGGTAGTATAAATAATTAGAAACACTGGTTAAAAATAATACTTATGAGTGGTAATCAATACTTTTATTTTAATACTATAAGAGCAATCACAGTTGCATTTTCTGATTTATTCAATAATATATATGTTGAAAGATTAGATGATAGTGGTGCTGTTGCTAAACATTTTAAACTGCCATTGACATTTGGACCGGTAAATAAATTTCAATACATTAGAACGGAACAAGAATCAGGTCAAAAGTATTATTTACAATTGCCACGATTAGCAATTTCTCTCGATGGTTTTAAGCATAACGCTGAAAGAACAGTAGGCGTGAATCAAATTCGTCAATTGTTTGAAACAAGTGCTGATTATAGATTAGCTGACCGAGTAATGACAAATATTCAACCGGCTCCTTATGATCTTACATATTCTCTACATGTATTCACTGAAACAATGGATGAATATAATCAAGTTTTTGAACAAGTCTTACCATTTTTCAATCCTGCTACTCATTTAAGACTTAAAGAGTTTGGATCATTAAATTTAGAAAGAGATATAAAGGTAACTATTGGTGGAATAAACGTCGAATATGTTAATCCACAAGAAGAAGATGAAAAACGTCAAATTATTGGTACTATAGATTTTACTGTGCAAGCATACATGTATAGACCATTAACTGATCATGCATTAATTAAAGAAATCATATCTACTTATAACGTCCAAGGTACTGATTACACAAGTGGTGCTGAAACAACCATATATGAATTGTCAAATCAATATAAAACTTCTGGTTTCGCTGCAACATCAGCATTCCCAGAAACGTCAGCATATGACTTTTCTGCAGCATTTGAATATATCGACCTAACTAATAATGAAACTTCAACCGGAGGTGCTTTTACAAGTGCTATAAGGGGAGAATAATATGTCCGAAAAAAAAGAATCTAATGAGTTGAAAGCTTTTGAAAAACTTTCTGATGCTTTAGATGTTGAATTTGAAAATGAAGAAATAACAGCTAAAGCTGTTGAAATAAAAAAAAGTACAAAAAATATTGTTGATACTTTGAATAAAGATGAATGGTCTTTAGATGATAAAGCTTATATGGAATTTGAAATTAAAGAAACTATTGAAAATATTGACAGTGTTATGGGTCAGCTTAGAAGTGATATAAAAATTGGAACACCACCAAGAACTCATGAAGTATATGCAACACTAGCAAAAATTAAAATAGATGCTTTAAAAGAGCTTAGAGAATTAAATAGATCTGTTATTGATATGAAAGTAGCTAAAGCCAAAACAACAGGCTCTAGTTCTAGTTCGGGATCTGGTAATATCCAAGTTAACAATTATAATATGTCATCATCTGAGTTGCTTAAAATGGTAAAAAATGCCAAAAACAATAATTCTATGAATGAAATAGAAGCAAAATTCCAGATAGATGAAAAAGATGTTTCCCTTAGCTCGCAGAAAGAATAGTAATGAAATTTAAGACATTTTATCAATTAGATACAAAAGAACAAGAAATCTTCGAAGACGTTTTTAATAATTATTATCAAAAAGGATATTTTGGTGATATTGATCGAGAAGAAATAAAAACAAATCAACAAGAATGGTTTGAAAAGTTTAATCATTTCATAAAAGAAAAAAATGCAAACGAATTGGCTTTAGCTTTAGCTAATAAAGAGAATAAGTTATCACGAGAATGGTTTACTCAGATAACGGAATTGAATGTACGGTATAAAACGAAAGAAAAAATTCTCGAAATAATAAAAGAATATGTGAATAAGACACGTTTAGAATTGAGGGAATGATATGTTTAATAACGATCCTGCTTTAAGATCTGCCGGACAGAAAGTAAAAATGACTCCTGTACAAGTTGACCAATTTGTAAGAGCATCAGAGGATTTGTTATATTTTGCTGAAAACTTCTTTGAAATCGTCACGATTGATGAGGGTAAACAAAAAATTGTTCTTCATGAATATCAAAAGAGAGTTTTAAAAGCATTTGTAGGTGGTGATGAAGATAAAAGAAAACATAATATATTGTTATCATCAAGACAGATTGGTAAAACTACCTTAGCAGGAATTTACATTTTATGGTATGCATTATTCCAGGAAACTAAAGAAATTGCTATTCTCGCAAATAGAGAAAAAACAGCAATGGGAATTCTTAGAAGAATAAAAGATGCTTATCATGAATTACCATTATTTTTACAACAAGGAATTGTTGATTGGTCTAAAACTACTGTTACATTTGAGAATGGTTCAAGAATAATTTGTGGATCTACATCTTCATCTTCATTCAGAGGTGAATCTATAGCGTTATTATATCTTGACGAATTTGCATTTGTACCTTCACATGTTGGTGAATCATTCATCAGATCTGTGTTCCCTACTATTTCATCTGGTCAAACTTCAAAAATAATTATTTCATCTACTCCTAATGGAATGGGTCCCTTTTATCATTTATACCGTGAAGCGGTTAAAAATGAAAATAACTTTAGACCAATTAAAGTAAACTGGTGGGAAGTTCCTGGTAGAGATGAAGAGTGGAAAGAAGCAATGATTCGTGATATTGGAGCAATAAGTTTCAATCAGGAATATGGGGCAGTTTTCTTAGGATCGTCAAACACATTGATTGATGGTAATTTATTAGAACGATTAGGTACTTATACAAAAGAACCACTTCAGTTGATGTATGGTCATTTAATGAAAGTTTATGAACCTCCTGAACCAGATGGATTCTACATATTAGGTGTAGATTCAGCAAAAGGTACGGGAAATGATTATTCAGTAATTCAAATATTAAAAATTGTTGATCAATATGAAATATATCAGGTAGCAGTTTATAGAAATAATGTCATTTCCGCTCATGAATTTGCACAAACTGTTATTGGTATATCAGAATTATATAATAATGCTTATGTAATGTTAGAAAACAATGATGTTGGTGGTGAAGTAGCTCAAGCAATGTTTTGGGAATACGAATTTGAGAATATTCTTAATTGTGATAAAGACGGAATAGGAATACGGTCTACTAAAAAATCAAAATTGGCTGGAAATATATTATTAAAACGATATGTTGAATCAAGTTGGCTTCACATTTATGATAAACGTACTCATTTTGAATTATCTGTATATGAAGAAACTGCTCAAAATATATTTAAAGCCGGTGGAAATGAACATGATGATTGTGTTTTATCTATGATGTGGGGATTATACTTCCTTGCAACTGAATTTTTTGACGGAAAGGATATGTCAAAGAAAACTATTGAAGAAAAATTCAGATTAAAAGAAAGAGTAGAAGAGGAAGAACCAGTAATTATTACAGATACTTCTCCTATTGCCGATGCAGATGGGTTTGACTGGTCAAACGCAACTCCTGATGAAGATACCGATAAAAATCATTTTTCTTAATCATATATAAAATAGTTAATTAATTAAGTTTGTTATTATAAATAATTAAAACTGATACATTAATAATTTGATTGATTGAAAATTTGTTTGTTAGGAGTATAATATTTTTTAGGAGATTTAATAATGGCTCAAAAATTTATCGCCCCAGGCGTATTTAGAAAAGAAGTGGACATTAGTGAAGTTGTTGTGCCTGCCGGTACTAGTATTGGTGCTATGGTAGGAAAAGCACATAAAGGTATTGTAAATTCAAGAGTTTTAGTAACAACAGATCAAGATTTCTATGAAACTTTTGGTACACCGGTTTCTGGATTATCTTCAGAAAATGCATATTATGCAGCACCGGCTTTTTTACAAGAATCAAGCTTCCTTTATTTTGTAAGACCATCATTTGGCAACGAGCAATATGCAAATATTGCCATAAACAGTAATTCATTAGTAACATCATCAAGTTTCACAGTAGGTGCATTTGGTTATACATCATCGTCATCATCAGCAGCAGCTGTAGATTATGTGATAAACCAATTATCTGCAGACGTTAATCAACCTGCAAGTACAACGATTAATCCATTAGATCCTGGATTGTTATTTGCACAAGATGGATTTGAAGATGGAAACAAAGTAAACAATATTTATGATATTGATAATTCTTCACTCGGTTTATTACAAGTAATTTCTGCAGTTGATACACCACCAACAAGTGGAGTTTCAGCAACAGCGGAATTCGATGAAGCATTAATTGTTGCATCAATCGGACCAGGAACATATGGTGATGATATTGGTGTTGCTATAATCACAACAGCATCTGAAGTAAGAGAAGATTTATTTGATTGGGGTTATACTTTTGATGATCCTACTATTGTTGGTACATCTTCATTGCCAAGTACTGCAACTGATGCAATATGGAAAAGTGTATATAAAGTAAAATTATATACAAAATCTGAAGGTGCTGATCCGATAGTATGGGCTGACAATGGTGGTATAAGTGCTACACCTGTAGAAGAATTTTTAGTTAGTAATAATCCTAATCTAAAAAATGCTGGTGGTGGAACATTATATGCACCTGATGTAATAAATGGCATTTCTAATTATGTATATGTAAATCCATCGGATTTTAAATATCCTGAAGCTATGACATCAGTAAGTGCTTTAGCTAATGGTGCTAATGATGCAGCAAACACACCTTCAGAAACTGTTGCAGCATGGGATTTATTTGCATCAAGAGATAGAGTTTCGGTTAATATTTTAATACCACCTGATGAAGGTGCTACTGAAAGAGTTCCTGTTTTTAATAAAGTAGCTCAACTTTGTAATGCAAGATTAGATTGTATTGGTGTTGCTCAAGTCGGACCTCAAACTATTACAAAACCAACATCACTTGTTGATTTCTTAAATGGTAATGGTTACGCTTATCCTGCGCCTTCATATATGGCAAATTATGCTGGGTACGATCAGATTTATGATAGTTTCACAGATAAAAACATATATGTACCTAAATCTATCTACGGTGCTACCTTAATGGCTAGAACTGATAGAGTTAGTGATACATGGCAAGCACCTGCCGGTATTAATAGAGGTGTAATACCTTCAATTGGTCAAAACATAGTTTTTACCGAAGCTGAATTAGGTTATTTGTATGATAACAATATCAATACATCTAAATTAATTAGAAATACTGGTAATGTTATGTGGGGTCAAAAGACTGCACAAAGAAAAGCATCAGCATTAGACAGAATAAATGTAAGAAGACTCTTACTATATGTTGAAAATAGTGTGGAACCTTCATTGCTACCATTTGTTTTTGAATTAAATACTGAAGCAACTCGTTCAAGAGCGTTTGCAATAGTTAATTCATTTATGTCAACTGTAAGATCTGCAGGTGGTGTAACAGATTATCAAGTGGTTGTTGATGAAACTAACAATACTGCACAAGTTATAGATAATAATCAACTAAATGTTTCAATATTCGTACAGCCAACTAAGGTTATCGAATTTATTGAATTGACAGTAATTATAACTCGTACAGGAGTTTCTTTCGCATAAGGTTAACTAATTTGGGAAGGGCGTAATGCCCTTTTTTTAAAAGTTTTAAAAGGAGAAATATATGCCTCAAAAGCAATTCCACATAAACAGAAGAATTCCTAAGAATTTTGATATTCTTAGACAATATTTATTTGAAGTAAGAATACCACCTCCAACTGGATTGAATGGAGAATGGGGTGAAGATGATTTTATTGTAAGAGTTAGAACAGCTCAAATACCTGGTCGAGGTAATACACCGATTCAGAGTGATTTTTTTGGTATGAAGAGATTTTATACTGGACAGTTAAACTATGAAAATACTTTAACTATTCAAATAGAAGAATTTGATGATACTAAATCAATGTTCAGATTTGAACAATGGAATAATTTAATACTAAACATGAATCATAAAGAAGAATCAGGTGCAGCTAAAGAAGAAAGACAAGATATTATTAGTGATATAGAATTAGTTACTTATAAAGCTAATGGATTTGAAACTGATGCTCGTGTAACATTCTATAATGCATTTATACAAAACGTCAATACTGTTCCTTTTAGTTATGGAACTAATGAATCTGTAAAATACGAAGTTGTATTCCAATACGACTATTGGTTATTCACTGAGTCTAACAATTCAGATCAACCTATTGATTAATAATTATGGCAAAGTTGAATGAAAAAAGCAAATGGATTAGTAATTATTTCGGCAATGGTCGAACTATCCAAAGAGCATATAATTTCATAATTAATATCCCTGGATCATCTAATGATTCAGGGGATTTACAGCGTAGACTAGAAGAATTAAATGTCGCTGCTGGTTTTCCTGGTTTTCCTGGAACCTATATTCGAGAATTTCATGCTAAACGTGTAATCATCGAACAGTATAATTTCAAAAGAGAAATACAACAAATGGGTGTATTCCCAAAAACAATACCTGTGTTAGATCATAAGGGGTTTGAACTAGAAATAGAATTCGAAGAAGATGCTCATGGAACAATTGGATATTTTGTACAATGGTTACAAAAAAGAATTGTCGATGAGCATGGATTTTATACAAATCCTTCTGACATGTATATTGACCCTATAGAAGTAAAAATAACTGATGAAACGACAGATTTGATAGCTACATATTCGTTTAAACAATGTTATTTCCTAAAAACATCTAAACCTGAATATAATTATAAAAATAATCAGGCAATTTCTTATGCAATAACATTCGGATCGGACTATTACGAGGTTAAATACGAATATGGATCAGTTCCTGTTGTCAATACAAATCAAATAAAGAATTAAAATCAAATAGTATAAATAAAAATATATAACTCCTTGAGGAAAATTGATATGAAAATGGAAGATTTTGATGAAACAAAAGTAAAGCCTAAAGCTAAAGCTAAAACAAAAGTTCAGTCACAGACAGTAAACTCTAAAGATAATTATTATCCTATAGATGATTTACCATCCAAATTTAAATTATACCCAAAAAATATTAAACTAATGGCACGTCCTTTAAAAGTAATGGAAGTAAAAATGCTTTCATCTATGAATGAAGATAATGCTAATTATGTAATTAACCAAGTTTTGAAAAAAACAGTTAAAGGTTATCCAGTTGAAGAGCTGTATGTTTCAGATAAGCTTTTTATAATATTTTGGTTAAGAGCTAATACTTATTCAGATTCTGGTTATTCAATTGATTTTGATTGTCCATTATGTGAAGAAAATTCTGCTTATGATTTCGATTTAGATTGTTTAGACATACTAGATATCAAAGATGATTATAATATGAATAAGGACATTATTTTACCTGGATCAAAAGATGTTTTAAAAATGTCTCAATTAAAAGTAAAAGATGAGAATAATGTTCAAAACTTCATAGAAAAGAATAAAAAAGTCCCAATAAAATATGATAATGATGTTTTATCAATTGCTAATTTAATAACTTTCATTGGTGATGAAGAAATAACAGATTTAAAACAAAAATATAATTATTTGCTTGAAATACATCCGAGTGATTATGCTTTTCTTGAATCATATGTATTGCATTATGAGATGGGTGTTAATCCATATATGGATGTAAAATGTAATAGTTGTGGAGGTAGTTCGCCAATGGCGGTTACGTTTCGCTCCGATTTCTTTGTTCCCAAATATAGATTTTAATGACATTCTAGAGATGGAATTTGTTTTATCTTTTTATGTCCATATGACACCTGATAATGATAGGGAATTCGTAGAGGTTGATTGGTTTTATAAGAGATATATACAGCATCAAAAAGAAGTAGCTGAAGCAAATAGTACCTCAACTGATGCCGTTGATCTTCGGGACATGATAAAAACCCATCCTGATATAAATAATAATAAATAGTATCATTATATCGGGTTAACATATGGCTGACAATAAAGATAAAAAATTAGAAGCTGAAAAATCACTTCAGTTGAAATTAACAACGCAGTTAAATCAGTCATTGGAGAAATCTAATGACTTTTATAAAGATTCTAACAAGTCTTTAGGATCTTTAAATAAAAAGATTTCAAAATTTAACGATAATATTGCAAATGTCAATATATTGTTAGGCCCATCAAAATTACCAAAATCATTAGATGATTTAAATAATAAAGTTAAAACTTTCTCAAAATCTTTTGATGCTAGAAGTATTCCAAATAAATTAAACCGTTTTTCGAAAAATATTACAAATTTAAACTCTCTTCTAGAAAAAGACGTTTTTAACAGTTTTAATTCTGTTTCTAAAAAAACCAAAGTGAAATCAAAAGAAAACGTTCAAGAAAAAACATTTTCTGGCGATTTAAAAACAAAAGGAAAAGGTTGGCAAGAAGGTGATCCAGGGTTAAATACAATTTTTAACGAAGGTATTAAAGGTTTACTTGGAAGCAGAAAAGATATGGTTCCATTAAATACTTATTATGAATCATTGTTTCAAGATGAACAAAATCAAATAGGTGGTAAAGGAAAGGGTTTAGTTTCCATGAACACTCGTTACGAGCCTTTATTTGACCAAGTTTCAAATAAACAAGGTCAAATAGGTGGTAAGGGAAAAGGTTTAGTTCCATTAGATGTTTATTATGAAGCATTTGAAGATAGTTACTCAGAAGAAACTGATAGTAAAAAAAGAAAATCTAAGAAATCAAAAGCAACAACTGTTTCAGTTAAAACTATGAACGTTAAAGTTATGAACGTTAAAACTATGGACGTTAAAACTACGAACGTTAAAGTTATGAACGTTAAAAAAGCTGCGTATGGCAATGCGGTTTTCAAAAGTGCAATATTTAAAGGTGTCAAAGGTTTAGGTGGAAATGGCCGTGATGAAAGTGGTAGAAGAAAAACACAAGTTGGTGAAAAAGATCAATTATTATTACCACCTCCTAAAGGAGAAGAATCTGATGAGAGGTCTAAAGTATGGGCTACGGTTAAAGCAGCAGCAGCGACAATTGGAGAGCAAATACTGTCTGATACAGTAGAAGGCGATATCATAAATGCTTCAAAACGCATGTTTGCAAAATTTAAAGAAAGAAGATCAAAATATTCTGGCGAAGAAAAGTCGGATTTAATTAGAACTGACGATGATCTTGAAAAGAAAAGAGATGTAAAAAGAAATACTACACTAACAACAATTGCAAAGTTACTTAAGGATAGAAGTGGTGGTGGTGGTGGTGGTGGATTACTTTCTAAATTGTCATCATTGTTACCAATGTTAGCGTCAATTGGATCTGTAATTGGACCAGCAATAATAGCTGCTCTACCGGCTCTTGCCACGGGCATGGCTCTTGCATTAGCTGGCACTGTAGGCTTTGCAATAGGTACGGCTATTAATCAAACCATGGACAAATATTTTCCAGATTCACAAAAAGTTTTTGAATCAATTGGTTCATTTTTTAGTTCGGATGTTGAAGATGCTTTAGAGTCTAGAGATGCCACAGCAAAAGAATTAAGAAAAAATTTGGTTAGTGTTCTTGGTGAAAAATCTGTTCTGTTATCTGAAAAATCAGATGAGTTAAGAGAACAGGCGCAGTCTAAAAGAAAAACGATAGGTGGTTTTTTGGGTGATGAGATGGCAGCTAAAGTTTTAGAAGTTGAAGCATCTAAAATAAGTAGACAAGCTGCTGAAGCAGGAGCTGCTTATAGAAAAAGTACCCGTATTGAAAAAGCGATTACAACGCCAACAGTGCGTATTGAAAAAGCGATTACAACGCCAACAGTGGAAACGATACAAAGAGTTGATATAGAAAAAACAAATAATGACAAAGAAAACCAAGAAAAGACCACAGAGTTTTTATTAACAACATTCATTGATACTTTAGTTGGTAAAATGTCAGATGCTTCCCAGGGTAATGAAGGGCAATTACCAAGTAATCTATTGCATACAAATGTGTCAGGATAAGGAGTAATTATGGCTACGCCAAAAAAAATTAATAGTAAAGACATATATTTGTTTGATGATCTCTCTAGATCGGAAGGAAGCAGATTTAGTACTTTAGTTACAATATCATCTAAAGATGGTCAAATAGTAGGTCAGTTATCAGATAAATTCAAATGGAATATGTCAGCAGATTGGAAGCCACTATTTCAAGGATTTCAAAAATTATCATTAGTTCAAAAAGGTTTCGATCTTGTTGGTGAGCATCTTTTTAAACAAGGTGTTTTTACTAGAAAATATTATAAAGGAAATTCTTATATTGAAATACCTTTAAAATTTAGAGTTACTGATTATGAAGGTAGTGGTATTGTAATGAAATATTCATCACGTCTAGCAAATATGATGCTTCCTCGTGCGTCTTCCGTTGATACAAAAGCTGCAAGTAATATAATATCATCGTTTGTTACAGGAGATCAAAAATTAGAAAATTTTACTACTGGTGTACAAGAATTAGGTAGTTCAATAGCGAACGTAGGTGGAGTAAGTCTAGATGCGTTAAAGGGTGCTGCTGATATAGAAGCGGTATTGGATCAAATAGAAAGAGAGATTGGTGGCAATAGTGAAGGTAGTACGTTTGCTGTTAGTGTAACTGTTGGAAATGTTTTTTCAAACAGCTCTATGATTGTAAATAGTGGTACAGTAACTTACTCAAATGCTCAGGTAAAAAATAAAGAAGGTCGAATTGTAGGGCCGTTGTATGGAGATTTTGATGTTAAAGTTACTGCAAGATCGGTTAGACCTAAAACTGAGTCAGGTGTAAGATATACTCCATCATTTTCAAATGTTACCATTACTAAGTAGAGGATTGTATGGCAGATAAATATAGCAGAACTAATTTTTTTGAGAAGAATAAAATTGATGGTGTTTTAGAGAACGATTTAATAACGAATAATTTTAATCAAACAACTTTTGATAGAAATAAAACATTCTATAGTATTAAATCACAGGATATACAACGTCCAGAATTATTATCCTATAAACAATATCAGAATCAAAACATGTGGTGGTTTATAATGAAATATAATGATGTTGATGATATATGGAATGATTTATCGCCAAGTGATTCCTTGACTATTTTAAACAATTTAGATATCGAAGATTATTATAAGACTTTTAGGAAATAATAATGTCAAAAGAAGATATAAAAAAGATTAGTGATAAATCTTTATTTACTGGAACAATAAATTATTTTACTATTTTAAAAATAAATGATTTAGAGGTACAGTCAGAAAGTATTTTAAGTGTTCACATATATGAATGGATATTTGATTTAATTCCACGTATTGATATTGTCTTAAATGATCATGGTGCGTTTAATGAAAAATATCCTATTGTTGACAATTCAATAATAAATATTGAATATGGTATAAATGATTATACCGAAAATACTACAACTCTAACTTTCTTGTCACAATCTGTATCAATTGAGAATAGTAATTCGGGTGAAAATGCAACATCAATAATGAGAATTGTTGGTGTTTTAGAAAACAAAAATTTGTTGTTTCCGTTAATTAGTAGAGCATTTAGTGGTAGATCTTCATCAGATGTTATAGAAAATATAGCTAATGAAATAGGGTTTACACCAGATATTAGAGTTAAAACAATTGACAGTATGACCTGGTTACAGACACATCTTACAAATTCAGAAATGATAAAAGATGTTGTCGCTAGGGCTTATCTGTCTGATACAGACGCAGTTTTTTGTTACACTAATAGAAATTCAGAAATGGTTTACACGAGTATAGAAACTGAAGTAGCCAAGGAAGGTAAATTTGTAGCTATTTTTTCTTCAAAAATAACTAATGCTTTAATTGACATTCCAAAAGATAACAAAGAGTTAAATGATGGTAGGATTTTATTATTCTATAATAATATAGACTATAAAAGTCTTGCACCTATAGTTAATAAAGAGATTTATTATGGTTCTAATGAATCGCATTATGATAAAAATGATAATATATCAACTGATATTATAAGTGATATACATTCTTTATCGACGTTATCATTTAAGGATAAATCATATGCCGGAAATATTGTTCATCACGATGTTTATGGCATTGAGAATAATGTTCATCAAAATTATTTTCAAACAATGACTAAAAATAAATATATAAAAAAAGGGTTCTTTTCATCACCATTGGTGGTAAAATTTAAACCCAATAAAGAGTTAAATCTTTTTGATAAAATTGATATGATAATTATGGCTCAAGACGGGATTTCTATAAATGAAGTATTGTCAGGACAATATATAGTAGGTGGTTTGATACAACATTTTTCTAAGAATGGTGTATACAATACAGTAGCAATTCTATTTAGAAATGGTATAGATAAGCCTGTATTTGATAAAGACTTAGAATTGAATTTAACGTAAAGGTTAAAATATGAGCGATAATGAAATAATTAGATCTAGAATTACAGAACAAGTAAATGATTCACTTAAAAAATTTTTAGATAAACAAGAAAAACCAAGTAAATTAATATTTAATACTGGAATTGTTGTTGATAATAATGATCCAGATCAATTAGGAAGATGCCGAATAAGAGTTTATGGTGTATTTGAAAATGATATACCTGATGAAGATTTACCATGGGCAATTCCCGATTTCAATTTCATTGGAAGTACATTAGGATCATTTGTTGTTCCACCAGAAGATACTTTAGTTAAAGTTTATTTTGAGAATGATGATATCTACCTTCCAAGATATACAACTAAAGTAATCAAATCTGAAACTATGAATGATTCAAATTTTATTGCTGGTATATCAGAAAATTATCCAGACTCTATGATTTTTTTTGAGACTGATACCGGTGAATATTTTAAAATAAACAGAGCTACAAATATTTCAACGTATCGTCATGCTTCAGGATTATTAATTGATATAGATGCTGATGGGAATATTACTATTGATAATACTGATATTGATATTTCTACCGATCCAAATAATGCAAGTAATTCATCTTCTATTGGTAATATTACCATAAATTGTAAAAGTGATTTCAGCATTAATGTTGGTGGGGATATGAATATAGTTTGTGATGGTAAATTTAAAGTACAATCAACAGATAATACATTAAAAGCAGTAAATCCAATAAATCCTTTAGGTGCTAAAAATAGATTGATCGGTCCAGATAGTTCTAACTGGGTGCCAAATACATTAAAAGTTGATCCTTACACAACAGCACCTCATGGGGGAGATGTAGGAATTCCACCTTGTATGAGTGTAACCGGTATAGAATAAATTATGATTATATTGAGACGTTTTATGATAGCTAATATAGTTGCTAGTATTGCACCTGTATTAGTTAATCCTGCATCAACACCACTTGAAATGAAACAAGCCACTAATCAAGGTATGGCGAATGCATTATATTTCTATTTAAATCTTCAAAAAATAATGTTATTTCCACCGGTTTTTCCTTCTGCCGGAGTAATTGCAACAGCTCCACCGGTTCCAGGAGCTGCACTGTGTTCGATAAATGTAACAATACCACCGGCATCTACTCTTAAAACGCTTTTAGATGGTGTTGTAGGCCCTGGAATTGCAAATCCATCCACTGATATCCAATTTTTCCAAGCTATCTCTACATGGCTCTCTGCGCCTCCTGTGGTCGCTTCAATTAACAATGCTATATCAATCCCTCCAACTATATTTGGTAATTCAATTGTAAATTTTCCTTTAATGCCTTCAATGGGAACTGTAATGTTCTATTCCATGCTTGCAGCCGGAGCTACAGGTTTATTTTCAGAATTAGCATCAATAAATCCATTAGAAGCACCGTTTGAGATATTGTCAAATTTTGTTTTTGCCGGTTTTCTGGCAAACTTTATAACACCAATACCAACAACTGGAACAATTGGTTCTGCATATTCAGGAATGACATTTCCATTATGGTTAATGCTTGATTGTCCAGATTGGCCTATTGGTTCATCTACTTGTTCAGATATGTTAGATATATTTGGTTTAAGTGATTTATCTGATTCTTCTATTATTGCTAAACAACAAGAAATATTAGATGGACAAAGTGATCCAACTTCACCATTTTATGAACAACCTGTAACTTCTCAGAATTGTGATTTGATATTTGATGAAGATACACAAAAATATTCAAAAAATCCTTTATGTACTGATGTAGTAATTAATACAATTTTAGATAATGGATGTAATGGTAATTCTAATTATGATAAGCCAGTAATTGATTATTTAGAAGAAATTGAAACTACTTCTGCATCTGCAGAAACCGTGTGGGATACCATATCAGATGCAGATAGAGCAGTAATAGAATCTGACCCTAGTACAGCAAGTTTATATGATGATTATCCTACAGATGATGATAATGTATGTACTGATTTAATGGACAGTGCTCAAATTGATGCAATAAATACGAATTTTTCAAATGTAGATTCAAATGCTTTAGATACCCCTGTTGTACCACATGCTATTGAAAAAGATGAACTAGAAACAGCAGATATAAATATAAATGTTATAGAACCGACTGTGACTGCTATTAATGTCAAACCAACTGAAGTGTTTGAAGGTTATCCTGCATATGTTGTAACAAATAAATCTTGAGGTTAATATGGCTAATGTAACATTACCAACATATTATTTTAACACTGCTATATTAAATACTGTAGAAACAACAATTTCAGTTCTTGAACCTACAGTAATTGGAATTTATCAAAGACCTACAGTTGTAACAGCAGGGCAAGATCCTGATTCAGTTGTTGTAACAAACAAATCTTAAGGAGAATAATATGGCTGGTGCGTCACCCGAAATTATATATTGCCAGATGGCAACGCAGATGTATGAATCAATTGTTGCGACGATTGAAACTGCTTTAGCTGCTCCCCAATTGATATATAGATCATTTATAAGTATTTTGAAAAGAATATTTTCATTAATTTATGCATCTATTGAAACAGCAATAATAATACTAGAACAACAAGTATTAAGTATACTAAATGTTGATGCATTAGATTTGTTAGATATTAAAGCTAATTTTTGTGAAGTTTTAAGTCAATGTGATGCATTAGTAAATTTGATATTATCACCAGATAATACAATATTAGGATTGACTGATGCCGAAAAATTACAAGCTAGACAAAGTTTTAGTGATTTTGAAGAAATTGTATGTAGAACTTCATTGAGAAGCTTGTTAGAAAATTATACAGATGATTTATTAGATGGGATTCAAGAGAAATTAAATGAATTAGAACAACAATTATTAAATCAAGATATATTCCAATTAATTGAAGAATATCTTGAAGAATTAAGAAATATCGGAATACTAGATTTGTTTGACACGTTAGACCCATTTTTTAATTGTGCTTTCGCATTATGTAATTTTGCAGTTGCAGCTACAAGAAAAAAAGAAGAATTCAAGGATTTACTTCAAGTTGAAAAAGTGGAAGGTAGGTATTATTTAGTTGTATCTGGATTTGTTGAAGATGTTATCAATAAAGAAAATGAATTAAAAGTCAGAATTGATAACTTAAGAAGAGAAATTAACTCAAAACAACCAGAAAGAGGAGTACCGATAGACGAATCTCTTTCATAATATAAATAATTGAAAAAGGTTTTTATGTCTAGCAGTATTTACAATTCAAGAACAGTTTATAATAAAAGTGTTACAGATACATATGCCTATGATTTATCAAAAAATATATTATCTGAAGTAGAAGTAACAAATGATAAAGCTATCAGTCTTTCAATAGAAAATATTCTTTTAACAATGTTTGGTGAAAGAGTGTTTCTTTATTCGTTTGGATCAGTTCTACAATATACACTTTTTGATGCAATTACAGAATCCGATGCAATTACAATATTTGAAAGTATAATGGATTCTATAGAATTGTGGGAAGGTAGAATAATATTAGACAGACAAAACGCTAAATTAGATTTGTTCCTTGATAATAATACCATGTTATTACAGATTCCTTATGTGATTAGAAACAGTGGCATCGTTAGTAATTTTAAAAAGAAAGTAATATTATAGGATAATTGGGAGTAATAATGGCAAGTACAAATAACAATGTGGGCAATTTTTTAAATTATACTAATCTAACATATGACGAAATAAAAAGTGATATTTCTGATAGATTAAATGCTGATTCAAGATTTGAAAATTTTATGGAAAGTTCGATATCTCAGACTATAATTGAAATATTTTCTGCGACAACTGATTTAACAAACTATTATCTTGAAAGAAGAGCTGAAGAACAATTTTTTGACACTGCACGATTGCAATCATCAGTTATACTTTTAGCTAAAATATTGGGTTATATTGTAACGAGACCTATTCCAGCTTCTTCATCTATTCAAATAATAATAAAAGGTCCACTTCCAGCAGGGTTAGCAGCCGGTGATGAAGTTTATTTTCCGAAATATACAACAAAATTTCAACATCAAGGTTATCCTTATGTTTTAGTTAAAACATCTAAATATACTTTTATACAAGATGATATATCGAATGGTATTAGTCCTGATTGGTCAAAGACAATTAGTGTAGCAATTACTAATCAGACAGATGTACAGCTTAATGAATTTGGAAACATTCCATTATCTGCAACAGAAGCTATCGAAATAATTCAAGGTGAAATAACAGTTCAAGAATTTCCTGGTAGTTCAAATGTACAGGCCGGAAAAATATTTCAAAAATATTCAATTCCAGATTTTTCATTCTCGAATTTATATGGTGATACTGATTATAGTTATGATGAAGAAACATCAACATATAATCTTTTAGATGGTTTAACTAAAATTGGAGTTGGTCCAGATCAATCAACGGCACTTGATAATGAAGATAATTTATTTACAATTGATAGACGATCATTATTAACATCAGATTTAGTTTTAGCACAAACACAAACAGCAGTAGTACCGCAAGTATGTTTATTAAGAACACAGCCAAATACTGAAGTAGAATTATTATTTGGTGACAATATTATATCAACAATTGGTGCTAGAACTACATCAGATAATATATATGTTCAATATTTTTCTACTGAGGGATCTGCACCAAATAAAGTAGGTGTATATTCAGAACTTATTCAAACAAGTAATACATTTGACATAATCGGAAAACCAACAGTTTTAATTACCAATAATCTTGAATTTAGATTAAATAGTAATATTGTTGGTGGTGCTGATATGGAGAGTATAGATTCTATTAAAGTAAATGCACCTTCTTTATTTTATTCTCTTGATAGATTGGTTTCAAAAAGTGATTATATTTCTTATTTAAAATCATTAACATCACCAATTGTTGTCAATAATGCTTTAGCGTGGGGCGAACAAGAAGAAGTTGAAAATTTAAATGCAGATGGAAATAATATTACTGCATTAGTAAAATTGTTTAATATTGTGTTTTTCTCAGTTCTTGGAGATTTATATAATTTACCTACTGACGGTGAATATTATGCGAAAGATTTAACAACTTCAGCAGGTGATGATTATGTTTCAACAGTTTTAGAAGGTAATTATTTTAAATCTGTTGATAAGAATCCGGCATTTGGTGAACAAACATATTTTAATATATATGTTAAGCAATCAACTACAAGTTGTGGTGGTGGCGTTATTGAAGTATTAAATGAACAAGAAAGTTTAAATGCTATTCCTAATGTAAAAAAAGTAATTGACAAGCTTCAAAACAGAGCACAAATCACAACTAAAAATATTTACATGTCACCAATCATCCAACAATTCAATATCGGTGGAGATGTTTATTTAAAAAATCTTACAAGTATTAATGATTTGAGATTAAGAATAAATAATCAAATTTATGATTTTTTAAATAATAATGCAGATTTTAATGTGCCGGTATTTGTATCTAACATCGTAGAAATTATAGAGAACAACAGAGAAGTTATCAATGCAGATATTTCTTTCGAACCTCTCCCTGTAACATCAGGTACATATACTCCGGTGACAGATCTATCTACAGACCCTGACAT